TATCTTTTAAAGACAACAATATTGTTAGCGTAATCCGCACAACAGACGGTGCTTGCATCCCTTTTGACCCAGCAAACACAGACTACCAAGCCTACCTTGCATGGCTTGCTTTAGGTAACACACCAATCCCAGCAGAGGAAACATTATGAGCATCATCTTATCGGGTGACGGAGCTATCACAGGTTTAGTTAACTCTGCTGACTTTGTAACCTATCGTGGAATCTTGCGTGGGCTAGTGATTAGTCCAGTAGTTGATGCGGTGTTTCCTGATGCTCCTGTGGCTGTTTGGGCATAATTATGCCTGATCCACTAGAAACCCGTGTAGTACGCCTTGAAGTTACACAAGCTAACCACGCAGAAGACATTAAAGAACTTCGTGATACCACTGTTGATTTAGCTAGTACTATGCACTCAATAGAAAAGAATCTATCTCAGATTAAGTATATTGCTGTAGGGGCTTTAGTGGTTATTGTTGCACAAACTATCGGCTTAGATAAAGCTGTTCGTATTTTATTTGGAAGCTAAATAATGAGTTCTGTTTTTACGGTTACAAGAGATCAAGTTATTCAATTAGCCTTACGAAAGCTTGGAGTATTAGAACTAGGCTCTACTCCAGACCCTGAGACTATTGCAAATGCTTCGTTGGCATTAAATCTTTTAATTAAGCAAATGGCTACTGAAGGATTAAAAATATGGAAAGTAAATGAACTTACTGTTCCTTTTGTACAAAATAAAACAAAGTATACTATTGGTCCTGCTACTCTTACGCCTACAACCGATTTAGATACTGCTAAACCTTTAAAAGTTATTCAAGCGTGGATTCGTAATATTTCTGTTACACCTTTTATTGATACACCTATTCAACTTCTTAGTAAACAAGAATATGATATATTAGGTTCTAAGTTTTCTACAGGGACAGGTAACTCAATGTACGCTAATGTGCGTCGTGATTCTACTGACTTGTACATGTACTTAACTCCTGATTATAATACTGCTACTACTTATGTATTGTATTTTGTTTGCCAGCAACCAATGGAAGACATTAACACTGGTTCTCAAACCCCTGATTTTCCTACAGAATGGATGAATACTTTAATATGGAATTTAGCTGATCAATTAGCTATTGAATATTCCGTACCACAGAATCATCGTATGGAAATAGCGCAACGTGCTAAAATGTATCAAGATCAGCTTTGCGATTGGGATATTGAAAGTACAAGTACATTTTTTCAAGCAGATATGCGGATGTCTAACGTAGTATTTGGAAATTTAAACTCATAATGGCCCAACAGCGGATACCTCTTTCGCAACCAATAGAATCCCGAAATGGTCAACTTAATACTGACTCTAAGTGTGTTAATGGTTACTTTGAAACTCGTGAGCAAAAGCGTGAGTTTATTAAGCGTCCGGGTTTAACTGCTCAGCCTGTTAGTCCTGCCTTTGGAGTAGTAGATGCTCAAGGTATGTATTTATTTAAGAGTGTTCTTATCTGTGTTCTTAATAATGTTGTGTATAAAGTAGACCCTACTACATATGTTAGAACAACTATTGGTACTATGACAGGTGTTGTATCTAATGTTTTCTTTGTACAAACATTAAATGATGGTTATTTATTTTTACATAATCAAACTAATGGTTATTTAATTAACGGTGCTACTTTTGCTTTTAGTCAAATAACTAACGATAAAGTAGCAACAACTACTATTATTACTGGCGGTACGGGTTATGTAGCTCCTTTAGTAACTTTTGGTGTTACTTGGGGAGCTACTAGTACCTACAGCACAGGTGATCAAATTGCTTACGCTGCTAACCTTTATACTGTAACAACAGGAGGCACTACAGCTTCTACACCTCCTACATTTACTAGTGGTTCAATGACAGACGGAACTGCAGTACTTACTTACGCTGGTGTTAGGGCACAAGGTACAGTACAAAACATAAGTGGAGTGATTACAGGAATTACTATTACTATTGCTGGGTCAGGTTATCTTTATGCACCTTTAGTAGGCATTATTGATGGCACAGGGCCTGGTGCAGGCGCTACAGCAACTTCATTGCTTAATTTCTTTCCTGTTGGTGGTTTATTACCAGGAGCAGTGTTTATTGATTCTTATGTTGCTGTAGGGACCCCTAATGGAAGAATTTACACCAGTAACGTAGGCAACCCTACTATATGGAATCCTTTAGACTATGTAACCGCTGAAGGAGAGCCTGATAACTCTGTAGGTATAGCTAAACACTTAAACTATGTTCTTAATTTTGGTCAGTGGTCTACTGAATTCTTTTATGACGCTGCTAACACAGTAGGCTCACCTCTTAGTCCTGCGCCTTCGTATCGTATTGAAATTGGTTCTATTAATGGTAATTCCATTATGCAGTTTGAACAATCTGTTATTTGGGTAGGTGTTTCTAAAGCAACTGGCTTAGGTGTGTATCTTATTGACGGTGTTACTCCTGTTAAAGTATCTACTAGTTATATTGATCGTATTCTAGGTAATAGTAATTTCCAAGACATTAATGCTTATACATTTAAGTTTAATGGTCATATGCTATATGTGCTTACAATGCACGATTTAAATAAAACTATTGTATATGATGTAAATGAAAAAATGTGGTATCAATGGACTATGTGGGCTGTTGGTGACGCAACTTCAGGAATTCCTGGTATATATGCTGAACAATACTTTCGTCCTAATTACTTTGCTGGTGATGGTGAAACATTCTATTTTTTAGATGATGACCAAGGAATCCTTTACATTATGTCAGATTTAGTGTATAATGATGCTGGTGCTCCGATATATTATCGTTCAGTTACTGATTTAATAGATAATGGCACTACAAAACGTAAGTTTTATCAACGTGTTGAAATAGTAGGAGATAAAATTCCTGCAACAATAAATATTAGACATACTGATGATGATTACCAAAGTTGGTCTCCTTATCGTACAGTGAATCTTAACGCAAGTCGTTCACAGATATATCAAACAGGAGAGGCTAGACGTAGAGCTTGGGAGTTCTTATGTACAGACAACCAACCGATGCGTTTAGACTTTGCTGAAGTTGATTTTACTATTGGTGGTTTAGACGATGACGGTACACAACCAACACAATATAGGAAATAACATGACATACACCGTAAAGAGAATATCTCCTGAGTTTGTTGCTCAGCGGTGGAATGAAGTTAAAGAATATATTGCTAGTGCTCTTGTCTATGCAGACAATGATTATACATTAGACCAAGTAAAAGTTTTATTAGTAAATAATAGTTGGTTATTGTTAGCCGTTTATCAAGACAATGTTATTAAAGGAGCTATTACTGTTTCTTTTATAAACATGCCTAACGACAGAATAGCATTTATTACTACTATTGGAGGTAAGCATATCTCTAATCCTCAAGCATATCAAGAATTTATTAATATTTTAAAACAGTTCGGAGCAACTAAGATACAAGGCGGTGCAAGAGAGTCGGTTGCTCGACTATGGCGTAAACTAGGATTTAAGGAACGCTACACAATCGTGGAGAAACAAATATGAGTTTTATTAAGAGTAAACATTCAGGATGGACTTGGGAATTAAGACGTACTCCTTTTGGAGGAGGCGGTGGTAGTTTTGATCCTATTAGTGCTATTAGTGATGCTGTGTCCAGCGTATCTAATACTGTTTCTCAAGGTTTTAGTGATGTAGGTCTTGGTGGTAGTTTAAATAATTATATTGTCCCTGCTATTGCTTTAGGTGCTGCTGCTTTTACTGGGGGTGCTTCATTAGCACTTGATGCTGGCCTTGTTGCATCTGCTGATGCTACTGCTGTTGGTATGGGATTTTCTTCTGCTGCTGAAGCAATAAGTGCAGGAGCTATTACTGCCGAAGGATTAGGCCTTCCTGCGGCTGCGACTATAGCTGATTTAGGAGCGGTAGCTGGTACTGCTTCTGAAGGATTTGTAAGTAGTGGTTTAGGTGCTGGAGTTGCTGGTGGTGTCGATGCTGGCGGTGTTGCTACAGGTGCTACTGCTGCTGGAAATGCCACAGGTGGTGTTGCTGTAGACGCTGCTGGTTTACCTATTACAGATACTAGTGGAGTTGCTGCAGGCACTACAGGCGGTACAGTTTCCCCTGCTGGTACTTATGGTGCTGGCTCTGCTTCAGTAACTGATTATAGTACTGCTGCTTCTGCTTCTACACAAGCAAGTGCTGATCAAGCTGCGGCTGCCTCTGCTGGTTATACTCCTATGCAAGTAGCACAAGCTGCTAAACAAGGAATTACTGTAGCTAAGTTGTTACAAGGTGCTGGAACAGCATTAGGCATTATACCTGCTGCTACTAATTTGTTTAAAGGTGGTTTAACGGGTGGAGGTGCTACATCAAGTACTGATCCCTATGCTCAATATCGTCCACAAGCTGCTCAACAATTAAACACGTTAATGAATCAGCCTTCCGCTGCTTTGTCTCAGCCTGGTTATCAACAACAGCTTCAACAAGGTATGCAACAAGCACAACGTGGTGCAGCGGCTACTGGTCAGTTACAGTCTGGTGCTGAAATGAATGCTCTTCAGCAACAAGGACAAAACACTTTTGGTTCTTATTATAATACTTTAGTTGGTAATTTGATGCAAATGTCAGGTGCTGCACAAAACCCTGCTTCGGGTCAGGTAGCTGCTCAACAGATTGCTGCTTCTAAACAAAATGTACAAAACCAACAATTAGGTACTATTACTTCAGGATTAGGTAGTATTGCTAGTTTATATGGAGGAAGTAGCCCTTCTTCTACTAATACAGCTTATGACAGTGGCTTAGGTGGTTATACAGCTTCTCAAATATCACAAGGAGCTTTAAACCCAGTATCTGCTGCTGATCAAGCTTCTTATATGGCTTTACAACAATAACAGCTAGGAATAATTATGGACTATTTTAACCCAGCTCAAGCATTTAAAGAAGGCTATGCAGCTACTGAAGCTGTTACTTCTGATATTCAATCTAAAGATATTCTTCAACAAGCTTATGCTGGACAAGATGCTAACACAGGTTCTCCACAAGGAGACATATCTGTTTATCAAAAAGCAGCTAAGATGGCTGGTATGCAAGGCAATGCTTCTTTGGCACATGAGTTTACTAAACAAGCTGCAGAGACAGGTAAACTTGTATCTGACCAACGTGCTGCTGACTTAAAAGACACACAAGGCCGATTAGAATTAGCAGGACAATATCTTAAAGGTGCTACAGACGATGCAGGGTTGTACTCTGCTGTTGAAGCCGCAGGTCTTCCTCAAGAAGCTAAAATGCAAGCCTATGCAGTATTAAAATCTAATTTACCTTTTCAACAAAAACAAGCTAAACTTGGTGCTATGGGTCAAACTATTGACCAAGACTTAAAAGCACAATCTTTAGCTTTAGATGCTATAAATAAACAATCTGCTATTCAAAACAGAGTGGATGATAATCTTAGAGCAGATAGAAAAGAAGCTGCGGATATATTAAAACTTAAAGTAGATACAGGTTTTTTTGCAGATACTCCTGAAGGTAAAGTTGCTTTATCTAAAGAAATGGCTGCTATTACTAGTAAACCTACTACAGCAGCCCTTGTTCCTTCTGCTGTTACAGCAAAACCGTCTACAACACCTGCTTCTGAACAATCTGCTGAAGATTGGGCAAAAGCTAACAGTATTCCTGTAAGTCCTCGTGGCGGTACTAGAGATACTCAAGGTCAGGCTGACCAAGTAGCTGAGTGGTATAAAGGCGGTATGAAGGGTCCTCGTCCTGCTGAACCAGGTACAAGTAAACACGAAAAAGGAAATGCTATTGATGTTCCTGAAACAGGGCGTACTCCTGAGAATCGTGCTAAACTAGAAACTGCAGGTTTTACTAATCCTGTAAAAGGCGAGCCTTGGCACTTTGAAAGAGAAACACCTAAAGCTGCTCCTGCTCCCTCTGAAGCTTCTAAAAAAGCAGCAGAAGAGATGGTCTTGCCTACGGCAGGTCCTGACGGTTCTGTAGCAACAGCAGGTTCTCCTAAAGCAATTAGCCGTAAAGGAGCAGGCCAAGCAGGGGCAACTAATTCAAGACTTGCTTGGGGTATTCAAGAATCGGCTCTACAAACAATAGGAGATTTAACTAGTATTGCTACTCTTCCTTCAGGTGCTAACTTAGGAGCTTTAGCAGGATTAGCAGGTAAATCAGGAACAGGTTTTACAAGTTCATTATCAGGAATTACAGCACGTAAATTAAGCACAGATGAACAACGTGTATTTCAGCAACGTGTAGCAGGATTTGAAACTAATATAGCTAAAGCATTAGGTGGTGGCTATGCTCAAAGTAGTACCAAAGCTATTATGGATAATTACCATCAACAAATTGCCCAAGAAGGAGATAGTCCTCTTATTATGGCTTCTTTCTTATCACGTGCTAAACAAGAACTTACACTTCTTAATAAAGCTTTTAAAGCACATCCTGGAGCTAATGCAGGAGAAATTAAAAACTTAGATGAGGCACTTGCTGGTTTAAATAAAATTATAACTTGGTCTAATGATGATATTGATAAAGCATTAAAAACAACAGGTCATCCTACTATATCTGAAATGGGTTCTAAACTTACAAGCACAGCAAAAACTTCAACTGCGGCTGCTGACGAAGCTGCTAAAGCAGGGTTTTAATAATGGCTTATGCTAACCTTTCTGAAGCTGTAAAAAGCAGTGCTTTTGAAACACTGTCTCCTGAAGCTAAACAAGTTGTTTTTGATAAATATTCAAAAAATGATACAGCTTATAGTGGTTTATCTGCAGAAGCTAAACAACATGTTCAAGATACTTATTTAGGTAAAAAAGAAGTCCCTACAACTTCTGAAAAAGGAATGATTGACAAAGGTACTGAAGCTGTATTTGGAGAAGGGCCTAAAGCTTCTATGCCTGTCACAGAACGTCTTAAACGTGTAGGTGAAGCAGGTGTTGCAGGTATGGGTGCTGGCGGTCTTATTGGAGGCGGTGTAGGTGCTTTAGCAGGCGGTGTAGGTGCTGTTCCTGGAGCAGCCACAGGAGCAATGATTGGCGGTGTTGGCGGTGTTCTTGGAGAAATAGGAGAACAAGCTACTTCTGCTTTAGGTGGTGGTAGATTACTACAAGTTGTTACTGGTTTAACTGCTAGTGCGCCTGCCGAGGCTTTTTCAAAGTCTATACCAGCTATAATGAAAAATTTAGCACCAACTAAACTTAAATATTTATTAAGTGGATTAGAAAGCCCTGAAACTGCTGCTAAGAAAATTGCTACAGTAGCTGCAGGACAAGAAAAGCAATTTGGACCTAAAACTTCTGGTTATGTAGCAGGACAAGACTTAGGACAAAATGCCGCAGAAACACAAGCACGTTTACAACAAGAACATAAATTTGGAGAGCCTCGTGGTTTTGCTCCTTCAGGGGTTACAACGCAAGAATCTGTAATTCCTAGTACTGCTTTATCTACAGGTAAGGAAGATTTTGGTGTTCTTGGTGCTCCTAAACGTGCTCAAGGTTATTCTGAAAAATTAGAACCTATTCCAGGCAGAGAAGCTAAGATTGACCCTAAAACAGGACAACCTCAAAAGGTTTCTGAAGTTCTTCGTAATGAAATGTATCAAGAAGTAGGTAACGTTACTGTTAAAAATCCTTCTCAACGTTTCTCTTCAAGTGAACAATTTAAAGCATTATCTGCTAAGCTTGATGAGCACGTAGCTGAGGGTACAATTAGTAAAGCAGATAAAAATCATCTTCTTACTATTTTAAAATCAGACCAAGGTGCTGTAGGTTCTCAGCAACGTTATGGTCAAACTGTTGATAATCAAATTCGTAGTTGGGCAGGTAAACCAGGAGCAGAGGGTAAAACTGCTTTAACACAACAACAACGTAATGCTGTTCGTAATGACCTTAGAGATACTTTTGCTGAATGGACAGACAAACAAGGTTTTGGTAAAATAGAAAAAGACTATCGCTCTGCTTTTACACAAGAGAAGATTGCTGAAGCTAAAGACTATGTTCCAAGATTAATTTCTCGTTTTGATGGAAAACCAGAAGCTACGCAATTTGCTCGTCAAATGATTAATGATATACCAGAATCTAAACAATTATTGCAAAAAGAACTTAATACTTATTTTGCTAATTTAGAACCAAAACAAATACCTTCAGAGTTTAATCGTGTTGAAAAACTATTAGTTGATACTGATATTCTAAAACCTGAAGAATTAAATATTTTAAGACAACAGGTAGCCGATATTGAAAAAGGCGGAAACCCTGAAGCTATTGGTAAAAGAATGAAGCGTATTTTGGATAAACAATTAAAAGTTAAACTACCAACACAAGCTGCTCGTTCTGCTATAATGGGACAAACAACAGATAATCAAAACCAATGAAAATACTAATTATAGACCCATCAGGTTGTGGTTGTGGTTTGTCCTTTGGACTACGCAGTATGGATGCAGGACATGATGTCAAGCTATTCCTTAGACACAACAAAGATGGCTCACGAGCAGAAGTAGGTGATGGTGGTCTAATCAAACGAGTTTCTGATTGGGAAAGTCACATGAAGTGGGCTGACTTAATCTTTGTTACAGATAACATTTATTACATTCATGGATTAGAGCGTTATCGTGACCAAGGCTTCCCTATCTTCGGTGCTAACTTAGCAGGTACTCGTTGGGAACAAGAACGTGACTATGGCGAACAGATTCTTAACAAAGCTGGTGTAGAAACTATTCCTAGTCAAACCTTTGACAACTATGACGACGCTATCGCTTATGTTAAAGAAAACCCTAGACGCTTTGTGTCTAAGCCTATTGGTGATGGAGATAAGACTTTATCCTATGTAGCTAAGTCTGCTGCTGATATGACTTATATGCTTGGCTATTGGAAGAAAAAGAAGTCCTTTAAAGGTAAGTTTATCCTTCAAGAGTTTCGGCCAGGCATTGAGTTTGGTGTCGGTGGTTGGTTCGGTGCTTGTGGTTTCTCTAAATACTTCTGTGAGTCTTGGGAACATAAGAAGCTAATGGATGGTGAACTAGGTGTCACTACTGGAGAACAAGGTACTATTGTTCGCTACACTAAATACTCTAAGTTAGCTAATGAGATGCTAAAGCCATTAGAAGACATGCTTCATGGTATTGGCTACACAGGCTACATCGACGTTAACTGTATCGTCGACAAGAATGGTAAAGCATGGCCTTTAGAGTTTACTACTCGTCCTGGTTGGCCTTTATTTAACATTCAAATGTCTTTACATCGTGGTGACCCTGCTCAATGGATGTTAGACCTTATAGATGGTAAAGACACTTTAAGAGTATCAGACAAGATTGCTTGTGGTGTTGTAGTTACTATTCCTGATTATCCTTATAGTCGTTTAACTAAGAAAGAGAACTCTGGTTATCCTATATGGGGATTGACAATGGAAGACGCAATTAATGATGTGCATCTTTGTGAAGTTCAGTGGGGCAAAGGCCCTGCAATGATTGATGGAGACCTTAAAGAAAATGTACCTATGTTTGTTACTGCTGGTGACTATGTATGTACTGTTGTAGGCTTAGGTGACTCTATAGAGAAAGCTCGTGATTCTGTCTACGGTAAGATTAAGAAGAAGATTGAGATTCCAAATAGTATTGCTTATCGGACGGACATTGGTGAGAAGGTTCAGAAGTGTCTTGATGACTTGCAAGGATGTGGTTACGCTACTGAAGTAGAGGATGGTCGATAATGGCTGTTCAACTACCTCCAATACCACAAGACCAAATTGGTGAAAATCATCCTTGGCGTGATTGGTTTCGTAACTTAGGTAACTACATCCAAGCTGCTCAAGGTGGTGGTGTAGTGTGGACTATTGCTCAAGGTGGTACTGGTTCGTCAACTGCCGTAGGTGCTAGGTCTAACCTTGGTATTGGTTCTATGGGTGTACAGAATAGCGATAACGTAGCTATCACTGGTGGTACTGCTTCTGGTGTAGCTATCACTGGTGGTACTGCTTCTGGTGTAGGTATCACTGGTGGTACTGCTTCTGGTGTAGGTATCACTGGTGGTACTGCTTCTGGTGTAGGTATCACTGGTGGTACTGCTTCTGGTGTAG